CGCCAGTGGCTCAATGGATAGAGCATCGGATTCCGGTTCCGAGGGTTGGGGGTTCGAGTCCCTTCTGGCGTACCAAACCGAACAAATACGAACCCTACAGAGGTGTTCTTCATCTGCGGTGTGTTTGGTATTTGTGTCCCCAGATTTTCCCGCTGGTAGGTTTGCAGTTGACTGCAAAATGGGAAAAGAAAAGATTTGCCCCACGGCACCCAAAGGGGTAGCCGTGGGGTTCTTTTTGCGGTTTTATTCCATTTCTACCCGCCGCACGGCGTCGGCGGTGGATTCTGCGGTCAACGGCTTCTTAAATGCTTCGTTAAATTCAGCCACAGCCGCCTCAATCAGAATCTGCATTTCTTCGGCGTCAAAATCAATACCCTTCTTCTTCAGAAGCGCTTCGGCGGTTTCCAGTGCCTTGGCCAGCTTGTCCGCGCCGTGGAGGGTATGCCACACCTGCTCCACGAACTGCACCGCCACACGGGCGATCGCGCGTTTAGTGTCGTCGTTGATGTACTTCACGGCCAGCTGCTTGATGGCATAGCCTAGGCAGCCGAAGATCGCGCACAGAATGGCCGCAATGATCTGCGTACCGTAGTGATAAATGAAATATTCAAACATTGTATGTTCCTCCTTGAATTACTCAGCCAATAGAAATGGCCTTATTTTCCCACTTTTTGTAGGCGTCGAAATAGAGTTCCTTCTTGTCCCCGTTGAAGGTAAGTTCGTAGTACATACCGTCAAAGAGGGTGGTACTCGCAAGCGCCTTGCTATTTTGCAAGGTCTTGCACATCCAGACGATAAAAACATCGTCCTCGGTGATCTTCTTGCCGTCGCTTTTGTCCAAATGCTCATTGGAGTATTCAGCGACGGCCTTTTTGCACAGGTTTACAAAATCTTTTTCATTCATGGTGTACCCCCAAGATACAAAATATATCGCTCAACCCAGCCCGATTTGAGCCAGGAAAAAGCCTGCAACTGCGGCCACGACCGCCCAAATCAGCTTTTCCACAAGAGTGTCCCAGCGCTTTCCGGGTTTTCCTTCCAGCGCCGTAACCTTGCCGTCCAGCCTGTCCACGGTATCCGCGACCTGTTCCTGCTTGTTGGCCATAACCTCCATGGAGGTCGCAAGCCGGTTTATCGCTGCGGTGGACGCCTCCACCTTATCCAGCCTGTGACTGTTGGATTTCGACCGTTCCTCCACGGCGGTCAGTCTCTGCTCATGTTCCAAATCCATTGGCATACTCCCTTCTCAGCCGTTCCACCGGGCATATCCGGGGCGGGTGTCCACGTGAATCCCCCAAGCGTAAAGCCCGATACCACCGGTGCGCCCCATGACATCTTCTGCCACGGCTTTCATCTGCGCCGGACTTGCTGCGCTGTGCAGATCCGCCGCAAGCCCGTACAAATGCTGAGAATTGGCCACACCGCCGACCTCCGCATTGTGCGCCGCGCACCGCACGCCGGAACCGCCGCCGTCCACAATGGAAATCGGGATACCCAGCCTGTAGCGGATTTCGTCCACGGTACGCGCAATGGATTCCTGCGGCTCCACCGGGAATCCGCCGCAGCGGCCGCAGGGGCAGCGAAATTCGGCACGCTTGAAATACCGGATATCCTTCCACCAGTCTGCGCCGCCCTCCGTCCCCGGGGTGTCTTGGGGCTGTTGGGGCGGCTCTCCGGAAGCAACGACCTCCCGGATACGTGCCTCCGTCCCGATGCCGAATATCCCATCCACGGTAAGCCCGTAATTACGCTGGAATGCCTCGGTGGCGCAGCGGGAGTTATCGCCCCAAATTCCGTCGATTTCCCCCGCATAGTACCCAAGGTACAGCAGCAAGCATTGCTTTTGCTTGGTCGTCATCCGATTACCACCCCATACTTCGCCAGAATGGCGATAATGTCCTCGGAAAGGATCTTCTTAAGCTGGCCGGGAGGCAGCTTGGCGATACTCGCGGCGATGGCACGCATATCCTGCTCCCCGTCCTCGGCGGCGCGGATTTCCACCAGCCGCTTTTTGGCTCCGTTACTCCACTTCATCCGGCTTCACCTCCAGGATTGTCAGGGCGTTCTGCATGTCCGCGCCCTCGGCCTTCATTTCCGCGATTTTCGCAAGGATTCTCTGCTTCCGTTCTTCGATGGTCATGCGTTCACCCCCAGAGCAACTTCGATTTCGGATAATGCGGCTTCGTACTCGGCGTTCTTTTTCAACGCCTCTTCCAGCGGGGTGAGGATCTCCACCCCGCCCCGATAGAATTTACCATTGCTGTAGGTATCGCCGATTCCTACCGGGCGGTCTGCGGGGTTGATGAGGATATCGGTTTCAGGCTCGGAATCGGAACACCACAGCATATTAGCCACAGTGCCGTTTTCTATGAGTGCCATTGATTTTGCCATTATGCAGCCCTCCTTGCATTGCGGGCGATTACGATACCGGAGCTACCAGCACTACCCTTTGTGTTAAAACCACCACCGCCACCACCATTTCCGCTATTGGGAACCTGATTTGCCGGGGCTTTAGTATAACCGCTTGCACCATCTCCGCCTGTGGCATATAATTTTCCAACAGATTCACCAAATTCTCGTGTGGTGGTGCCTTGGCCAGTGCCACCAGGTCCTTCGCCATCGCTCCCATCTACACCACCTTTACCGCCTGTACTGCCGCCGCCCATCCCGGCTTTTCCGCCACCCGATCCGCCATTACCACCACTGTCACTCGTGCCATTGTTTCCATGAAGCGCAGTTTTACCAAAAGCTTGTGCATCTCCACCAGCGGAGGGAACGGATATGCTATAATCTACACCAGCTTTAATAATAACCGATTCAGTTGTAGTAAATCCACTTCCGCCACCTGCACCTGACCAATATCCACCTGTATCTGAGTTGTTTTGACCTTTACCGCCATCTCCCCCTCCACCAACGAGGAAGACGTCTAATTGGCCATTCCAACCATTTAACTTGGTAAACGTCAATGTGCCAGAGGTTAAAAATCTAATCTTCCAGTTGTTCTTCCAACTTGCGAAATCAGAAATAGGATTATCACTGTCATCGACAACCTCATAATCTCCGGTGTAGGTAAAATCCGGGGTAGTTCGGTATATGATTGTAACGTACTCCACAGTCAGGCGAGTAATGGCAACGTCCTGAGTTGCGCTGTCTCCGCCCTTCGTGGATGTAATCGTCCACGTGCCCAGGTCAAGCCCGCCGAATGTCCAGACACCATTTTTCTCAGTGGCCGTCTTCGTGGTAGACCCCATCTTGCAGGTTACAGTGGAGCCTGTGGGGGCAGTCACGATTATTGTCGATTTGTTGGGGCTACCGCCGCTGACACCAAATCCCTCTAAGTATGCGAACACGCCAGCCATTACCGCTTCACCTCCACCTGAACCGGAATGTTCGTTTGCGGCTTGTCCTCAAGGCAAACAAACGTGATGGTTCCGGACCCCGGCTTCGCATAGCTCACGGCCGCGCAAGCTTCCCGCAGAACAATATCCGCATCCGCCACCCCGGAAAATACCGGCGTGACATGCGGCGGACTTCCGGGCGTTACCCCCGCCACGGCAACGGTTTGGGTATAGGGGGCGCTGGCCGACCAGCCGGCGGCGGTAAGCGTGGCCTGAACAATTTGCGTCAGCTCTGCGCCAATGATCGCATGACCGCCCATGTTCAGATCGCCGGTCATGGTATCACCGGATTTTTTAACGGCGTTGTTTATCTGGGCAATAAGTGTCCCAACTGTGTCGCTGTCTACCAGAGTATTCAGCTGCTGCAAAAGGGCCAGAATTTCGGCGCGGCTTTCGTCGCTGGTATCGCGTACAGCTTCCACCAAGTCGGTCATGGTGGTCATGTTGGTGTCTTCCTGCTCCGCCACCCACGCGGCGAACTCCGCCTCTTCGTCTTCCCGGAATTTCGACAGGTCGGCAGAAATCTGCCGGTAAAAACTTGTCATGTCCAAATGTTCCACTGGAAAAACGGGCACGCCGCAAACGGACGAATCCAGCCGGGTGTCCGTTATTTGGTCCTGCGTAATCTTCGTGCAGCCAGCGGGGACGTAAATATCGCAAATCTTCAGATCAAAGGTTTCGGCGTTTCGCGTGCAGGCGGGCGGCTGCGGGGTGGTGGCATAGGCGCCTTGCACGATAATGGCGTAAACTTCGTTTATAGAAAGGTTCAGCCGCAGCATAAGGCTGTCGTACCGGTTCAGGCTGCCGTCAGCGGTCGCAATATCCAGCACGAACGGAGTAGAATTCATATAAACAACACCGTTGATCCATGCATGACCTGTACCGTGGGTGATTGTCATATTTTCGTTGGTGGCCGTCGGCGTCAGCTCATTGGAATAAACGCCGTTGCCAACAAGCAGCGCAATCGTTTTGTAAAGTTCAGACGCGGTATAATCCCGGCCGTCCAAGAACATGCCGTTTTCGCTGCTCTTTTCCATTTCCTTGTTCATGCTATGTTATCCTCCAAATTGTAGGTTTCCGGGGCAGGGGTTCCCAGAGTAGGAACCACGGTCATGGTATCATTTTCATAAATTTCTTCCACTTCCGTGACACGCTGGTCCATGGACACGCCCCACTCCGTTTGTCTGCCGGTCACAATGTCCCCAAGGTTCCAGTCCTCGGTATAGCGGAATTGGCTGCTTGACTTTATGCCCGCCTCAAAACTTTGGATTCTGTTATGTTCATCCAGCTTGTCGTGTCCCCGCTGCGTAAGTATGGCCTTGTATTCGTCCTCTGTCTGTTCCCCTTGGGACAGATCGCGGGCATCTACCAGCAGTTCCCGGCGGTCTTCGCCGCTCGTCCGGTCAACCTCTACGATAGTCCTGTCCAGCCCCTCACCGGCGCCGCAGACAATCGCATAATTCTTGTAATTGGCTTCGTTCTCCTGATATTTGGGATCGTCAATGTTGAAATAGGCATTGGAGAAGGTAACACGGGCGTTTTCTTCCTGTCCTTCTGTCCGGTCTACACCCTCGTAGACCTCGAAGAACAGCGCCTGCACGGCCGGATCGGCGTAGACCCGGAACCCCAGGCCACCCGCTTTGGCCATGGCAGCAAGAACGGTAAAAAGGTTTTTCAGACTTACTTGACACTGAATCGTCGGGGTAAAGCCCCCGGCTGCGGCGAGTTTTACCGGCAAAGCGCGTGCTACGCGGCCGTATTGCTCCTTTACCAACGTCCGCATGGCTTCCTCAATCGGACAGTCAAAATTATAGATGTTGCGGATTCCGGCATCCTCCATAATGCAGATCAGAAAACGCCCGGTTATGATAAGATTTCCGCTTTCAATGTCGATCCCTTCCACCTTAACGGTTTCTTTTGGCCTGTCCGGTCTTAAAATCAGTTGTCCGCACTTGACTTTTGCGAACAGGCTGGGGCTGGTATGCAGCTCAAATTCTCCAATTTTATCGTACATAGGCCGCCACCGCAGGCTCTTGTATTCGCCCAGATCAAAGCAATGAACCAATTCATTGGAGAAAAACGACAGAATGGGAGCTTCCACGGTTATGCACCTCCATAGCTTTGCCGGTGCCAAATCTGCACCTGCAGGGACTGTTCTCCGGACGCGGCGCCATATCGGAACAGGTTCTCGCCCGGGTGCAATTTCAGCCATGCGACCGGCCACACCGCTTTGTTTGTGATCTCTGTTTGCACACCTCGGCTTGCAAGCATAATGTGCATATTGGACAGGGAAGTGGTAACGGTAACGACTTCGCCGTTGTGGAGAACGAACGGCTTGGCAGTTGTCCCGATTTGCAATGTTTCCTGCCGCTTTACGTCGGTCAAAAACGGGTTTGTTACCTCGCCGGTAGCGGCAAAAACAATGCGCAGCGCCTGAGCTGTGGAGCTAGGATTCTCAATCGTGGCCAGTAAATTGGCCACATGTTCCGAAATGGCAAACGGACTGTGAAATACCAGCGGGAAACGCAGCATAGAACGCCAAGACGCCATAGTGGACAGTTCCTCTTCCGGGTCGTAGAATTTGGGATCTGAACACAACAGTTTGACGGTCAGCTCTCGAATAATGCCGGTATATGGCAGTTCCCAGCCCTCCGGGCGGTAGATGGCCACACGGCGGGAACCGTCATCCCGCCACACTTCCAGCGTGCCGTCTACTCCCTCCTGAAAAACGGCATCCAGCTGATCGCGGATCACGTCATAGTCAGAGAAGACATAGGCGCGGATAACAGGGTGCCGGGCGTTCTGGCTTTCGCCTTCGACAGACTCGCCATCCACACCGGTGTTTTTGCTGGTCGAAATCGTGAAACTGGCCGCGCCTATGTCGTCCACACCTTCAAGAAAAACCGTGTCGCCGTACTCAAATACTATCGTCCGGCCGGTTGCGCTGTTTTTGCAAACTACTTTTTCCATAGGCTTCCTACGCTCTCTTTACGTTTTTAAGCAGCTGTCTGGTTTCGTCTCTGGTCTTCCGGGCACACTCGGCAGGGCTTAGGTCCTTGGGGCTGTAATACGAATTATATTGGTTAAATTCTGTTGGGCCGGCATTTCTGTCCACCAACTCGGCGATAATGTTTCTCAGCTCACTGTAAAAGCTGTGCAGAGGAAGTACAGCTTCCGGGCCTGCTTCACCGGCACCGATGTACTTGTCACCCAAGGAACCGATAATGCGGGCACCTTGCAGAATGCCGCCGTATTTGTACCATGAAATGCCGAAGGTCGGAACCCGTGGTGGATTAAAGCCCCATTTTCCCGTAATGGAAATGTGCGGCAATTTCAATTTCGGCAGGCTCCATTCAAACTTGAAACAGTTCTTGATATTCTCAATTCCCTGCGCAACGGCAGAACGGGCGGCCTCAATCTTTTCCGAAAATGCGCTCTTGATATTATCCAAGGTGTCGGTAACGGCTGTCTTGGCGGCATTCATTTTTGACTGGAAGCGTTCGGCAATGCTGGACAGTTTCCCGTCGGTCAGAGTATCAACAAAGTCCAGACCGAAGCTGTTTGCTTCCTGAATGCCGGTCATGGTAGCCGCTACTATGCCCTTAAGCCCTCCGCCGTTTTCCTCATAGGCGGAACGAACGGCGTCAAGCTTTTCCTGCGCTGTGGTTTTCAACGCTTCCATGCCAAGGGCGGTGGTGTTCTTGACGGTATCCATAGCCGAAGTCCAGATCTGGCCCACACGGCTGTTTCTGAACTTTTCCCCTATGGCCGACAGCTTGCCGCCAGTCAGGTTGTCGATAAAGTCTAAGCCAAAGGTGCTTGCTTCCTGAATGCCAGTCATGGTGGCCGCTACCACGCCCTTGATACCTCCGCCGTTTTCTTCATAGGCGGTGCGTACAGCGCTGAGCTTTTCCTGTGCTGTGGTTTTCAGCGCATCCATTCCAATGGTAGTGGCATTCTTGACGGTATCCATAGCCGAAGTCCAAATCTGGCCTACGCGGCTGTTTCTGAACTTTTCCCCTATGGCCGACAGCTTGCCGCCGGTCAGATTGTCAATAAAGTCCAGACCGAAGGTGCTTGCTTCCCGAATGCCGGTCATGGTGGCTGCTACTATGCCCTTAAGCCCTCCGCCGTTTTCCTCATAGGCGGAACGAACGGCATCAAGCTTCGTCTGTGCTGTGGTTGTCAGTGCATCCATGCCAATGGCAGTGGCATTCTTGACGGTATCCATAGCCGAAGTCCAGATCTGGCCTACACGGCTATTCTTGAATTTCTCCGCTATAGCCGACAGTTTGCCGCCGGTCAGCTTATCAATGAATGTCAGGCCGAATGTGTATGCTCCCTTTACCGCTTCCATGGCTGCCGCTGCTGCGCCCTTGATTCCGCCGCCGTTTTCCTCATAGGCGGTACGTACAGCGCTGAGCTTTTCCTGCGCTGTGGATTTCAGCGCGTCCATGCTTGCGTTCCATGCGGTTTTGATACCGGAAGCAATGGCGTTAACGCCGTTGCGGAATCCTTCGCAATGGTTATACAGCAAGACAAATCCAGCAACCAGAGCAGCAATTCCCGCCACGATCCAAGTTATTGGGCTGGTCAGCACCGTAATGGCTACACCTGCGATTTTGGCACCGGCACCTGCCAGCTGGAAGGCTGACGCGCCCGCTTTCATCGCCGCCGAAGCTCCTTGGAATGTGGTCACAATTTTCCCGCCTGTGGTAATCAGATTACCAACAATGCTGATACCTTTACCGGCCACGGACAGTACCGGGCCGGCTGCTGCCACAACTGCGGCAAAGGTTATAACGGCCTTTTTCTGGCCTTCGTCCATGTTTTTCAGCTTATCCGTCGCTTTTTCGATAACCCCGGCAAACTGTTCAACGTATGGTGCCAGCATACCGCTGGCAACCTGACCGAAGTCCAGGGCGGCATTTTTTACCAGATTGAACGCGACCTGAGCTTTGCGGTTTTTGGTTTCCAGTTTCTCCAGAGCCGATTCTGTACCGCCTGCCCCAGCCTGAATACCGGCCAGCATTTCATTAAACTGGCTTGTAGACCCGCCTGCTTCTACAAGACCGTTTTCCACGTCGGAAACACTGTTGCCCAACAGAATCAAGCCCGCTTTTGCCGCCTCCGCAGAGCCGAACATATCCGTAAAT